AGGGTTAAAAAACCTTTAGATCCAAAACAAGCATTTACACAACCTCAAGCGGATGATGGAACACAAACCATCGCCGCTGGAGGGTATTATGGTCAATACTTGGATATGGAAGGCCAGTCAAAGACTGAGCAAGACCTTATCAGACGTTATAGAGAAATCGCTTTACATCCCGAATGTGATATGGCAATTGAGGATATTATAAATGAATCAATTGTTGCAAACGAACTCAAGGATGCAATAAGATTAAACCTAGAACAATTACCATTCGGTAAAGATGTTAGACGAAAAATAGAAGACGAATTTAGAGAAGTTTTAAGACTAATGAACTTCCATACTAAAGGGCACGATATCTTTAGGAGATGGTACGTAGATGGAAGATTATACTTTCATAAAGTAATTGATCCTGAATCTACAAGAAAAGGTATTACAGAATTAAGATATGTAGACCCAAGAAAAATTAAAAAGATTAGAGAAATAAGAAAGAGAAGACCAGATGGACCTGTTCCTTATGGTTTAAATATTATAGATGATGTTAAAGAATACTTTATATTTAATGAAAAAGGTGTTACAAATACAACATCTGGTGGTATAAAGATTGCTGTTGACGCAATAGCATTTTGTCCTAGTGGATTAATAGACCAAAATAAAAATATGGTCTTATCATATTTACATAAGGCAATTAAACCTGTTAATCAATTACGTATGATTGAGGACGCAAGTGTAATATACAGAATTGCAAGAGCACCAGAAAGAAGAATTTTTAAAATTGATGTTGGTAATTTACCGAAAGTAAAAGCAGAACAATATCTCCGTGATGTGATGGCAAGATATAGAAATAAACTTGTCTATGACGCAAACACAGGAGAGATTAGAGATGACAGAAATTATATGTCTATGCTTGAAGACTTTTGGTTACCAAGTAGAGAAGGTGGAAGAGGAACTGATATAACTACTTTACCAGGTGGACAAAATCTTGGTGAAATGGGAGATTTAGAATACTTTAGAGCAAAACTTTATCGTTCTTTAAATGTTCCTGCAAGTAGATTAGAAGCTTCATCTGGTTTTAATTTAGGACGTTCTACAGAAATAACTAGGGACGAACTTAAATTTACAAAATTCGTACAAAGATTGAGAAAGAAATTTACAGAAATTTTTAATGATATTTTAAGAACACAATTAGTTTTAAAGGCTGTGATTACAGACGAAGATTGGTTAATCATAAGGGATGTAATTCAATATGACTTTTTGCAAGATGGACACTTTGCTGAACTAAAAGATTCTGAAATGTTGTTAGAACGATTAAGACTTGCAGATACAATGAGAGATTATGTGGGTAGATATTTTTCAGTAGAGTATGTTCGTAAGAAAGTTTTACGACAAAACGATAGAGAAATAGAAGATATTAATAATCAAATTAAAAAAGAAATCAAAGATGGTATTATTGCTGACCCAATGCAACAATACAAATCTAGTCAAGACACAATAGAAGGAGATAATTAATGGCAGATAATGAACAAGGTATACCTACTAAAACAGCGGAATTTATAGGCAAACTGCAACAAGGAAGAAATGCAGAAGCTGGAGAAGCATTTAAGGATGCTTTAAGGGATAAAGTGGCAAATGCGTTGGAAAAACAAAGAGTTGATGTTGCAGGAAAAATATTTAAGGGAATTGAACCTGAAAAATTTAGTGACCCTAAACCTGCAGTAACAGCGGCGGATGCTAGAACGGATAAAATTATGGATACTGATGGAAAAGAAATAGCATTTGAACCAAAAGAATCAGAACCGACAGCAAAACAACCTGAAGCACCAGAGATAGAGGTAGCTCCAGGACACGAAAATCCACCAACCGCAGGTGTATAATGAATATAGTAGAAAGATTATTTACAAGTAAGGTAGTTGAAGAGAGTAGATATGTAAACTCAAAAAGTTATGGTGAGTTATCGCCTAAAATGAAAATGGCGGTGCAAGATACGTTTAAATTAATTGAAACACAAACAGGAGATATTATAAAGGTGTTTGAAAATTCAGTAGAAAAAATTGCTGAACATAGCAAAATAAATAAAGAAGAATTATATAAATATTTTGACAAAGAAATAGAAGAAGAATTAGGAGAATAATAAATGACAGTTGAAAATACAGTAATAATAAAAGGACATTTCATCACTAATCCTACTAATGATGATATCGGAAAGTCTTGTTTTGCACGTTGTACAGCAACAGGTAGTGCTCAATCAGTTATATTAAAAAATTCTGGTGGAATAATAATAGGTAGTGCTTACTTACACGCTCCTGGAGATATACTTATAATTGAAAAAGATAAAGATGATACTATTACATTAGCAGATGGTAACGCAGGCGCTGTTGAGGCTTGGAGCTGTGCTCCGAGGGGTAATAGTGCTGAAGAAGGAGAATAATAAATGGCGTGGGTAGATGTACCAGGAACAAATAGTATTTGGGAATATGAAAATACTGCTACGGCAGCTAATACATATGCAGACGCACCTGGAGTATATTCAGGTGGTATAAGAACTTTCACAACTCCTGGAACTGGTCAAGTAAATAAAATTTATGCTAGAACTAGAAAAAAAGGAACAACAGTAGAGCGTGGCGAACTATCTAAAGATTTTTATGACGCTACACACGTAGGATTTTAATGACAGTTGTAGCAAAAAATTTAGTTGATAATAAAACAAAAGTTATCAGTACGGTAACTGGAAGTGTAAATGAAGAAAGTCAATCAGCACTTGATGTAACAAAATTAATTGACTCTACAAGTGAACCGAGAGTATCGGTTGTAAATGTACACCACGAAATATTAGGCACAGGCAAGGTTACATTATTATTTGATGAGAGAGAAGTTTTAGAATTAACAGGACGTGGTAATTATGGACTTAAAAAAGATGAAGAAAAAATTGAAACAGAAATTACAGATAAAGAAGGAGATATATTTGTAAAGTCAGACGCTAATGTATCTAAATTTAATTTAGTATTAGAGTGTCGGAAAGAATCAGGATTTAATTAAGATGGCAGATACAGTAACAACACAAACAATAGCAGATACATCTGGTGTAAAGTATGTAATTAAATTGACTAATTTATCAGATGGTTCTGGAGAGATATTGGTCAAAAAAATTGACGCTTCTGAAACAACTTTTATGTCCGAAGATGGTGAAAGACGTTTAGCAAGAGTGTATTATTCTATCAATGCGTCTGATAATAAATCAGGAGTAGAATTAGTATGGGATGGTGAAACAGCTGCTACTGCTTTATTTTTATCAGGACAAGGCGTTATGGATTTAAGAACGGATGGAAACAGTTTTAAGAACAATGCTATTACTCCTACAGGAGATGTATTGTTAAGTACAAAGAACTTTGCTAATGGTGATAACTACTCATTAATCGTTGAATTTAGATAAAAAATCTTATAAATAGTAAGAGAGAGAAAATGAAACTAATTACAGAACAAGCCATACAATCAGAATTTCTAATAGAAGAGATTGATGGAAAAAAGAATTACAAAATTAGAGGTGTCTTTTTACAAGCAGATATCAAAAATAGGAATGGACGAGTCTATCCTAAAGAGATATTAGAAAAAGAAGTATCAAGATATCATAGAGAATTTATCAATAAAAGACGTGCTTTTGGTGAGTTAGGACATCCTGACGGACCAGTTGTAAATCTTGAAAGAGTAAGTCATATGATTACAGACTTACATCCAGATGGAAACAATTTTATTGGTGAAGCAAAAATTATGGATACACCATACGGTAAGATAGTAAAAAATCTTATCAATGAAGGTGCTCAATTAGGAGTGTCTTCAAGAGGTATGGGTTCATTGGTGCGTAGAAGTGGTGTTAACGAAGTAGGAAGAGATTTCTACCTAGCAACTGCCGCTGACATTGTAGCAGACCCTAGTGCTCCAGACGCTTTCGTAGAAGGTATTATGGAAGGCAAAGATTGGGTATGGGACAATGGAGTTATAAAAGAAAAAGATATTGAAGAGTGGAAACAGTATATAAATGAAGCAAAAAGAATACGTTTAGCTGAAGCTCAAGCGGAAGTCTTTAAAAAGTTCATTGA